CAAGATGCAAAGGCTCATACATTTAAACCTCTGTATGGTGGTGTAACTGGCACTGAGGATGAGAAAAGATACTACACTAAATTTTTAGAAAAATATAAAGATATAAAAAAATGGCACGAGAATCTACAGAGTGAGGCCATAAGATATAAGAGAGTCAAGCTACCAACTGGTAGGGAGTATGCTTTTCCATATGCTGAGAGGACACCTTGGGGTGGATCTACATATGGCACACAGATAAAAAATTATCCTGTGCAGGGTTTTGCAACAGCAGATATCGTACCAATAGCATGCATAAATATTTATAAACTTATGCGAGATAAAAATGTAAAAAGTTTACTTGTAAACACAGTTCATGATTCAATCGTGGCCGATGTTTATCCTGGAGAAGAGGATGTGATGAGTGAAATATTCAAGCAGGGCACATCAGATGTAATACCATCCCTCAAAAAGTATTACAATATTAACTTTAACGTACCTTTAGATACCGAGTCAAAGATAGGTATTAACTGGTTACAAATGGAGGACATTAAATGAGTAAGGATATAGATGCATTAGATACCTTAGATGATTATTCTGATGAAGAGTATTCGGCTTTCTTAGAATACACACAACTAAAGGACCAATGTATGATAGAACCTACGACATTGTACATAAATGAGAAGCATGAGTTTCTGGCAGAGTGGGAATATTTTGCTAAATCTGATGGCTTAGAAGTAAAACATACAAACTGTGAGACTAGAATATGTTAGAAATATTTTTTATAATATGTTTAATAGGAATGGGGATACGTTTAGTAGATGATATTATATATCATTTCTTTAAAAAAAAGTAGATGTGTCAAAATAACCAATGGTATTTTTTAATAAATATGATATACAACAACGCTAAAATAAGGAGGACAAATGTCTGATAATAATGTGATAGTAAAAGGAATGTCTAATGAGCAGATAATGCAAGCCATAGGACAGGATGATGGGTCTAGCATGGGTACTAATATACCTAGATTAGCTATAAATCGTAGCCCAGAGGATGATGATGGTAATCAACTACCAGTTGGTCATTTTTATACATACGATTCTAATACAGGACAGAATGTATATTCAAAACCTGTAACCTTACGGCCATTTATAAGTGCCATGCAATACATGCACTATGATGCCGTCAAAGGTGAATATGTAAACAGATCTATAATTTTTAAAAGTTGGAGAGAAGAAGCTATAGATATACTAGGTGGTACTAAATGTGGTAAGATACCATTCAAGG